GTCAGCTCCTGGGAGTATATCGTAAGACTGGCATGAAGATACATTTTATTCGTGACTGGATCAACCTGCGTATCATTACTCTGCTTTAAGGCCTGAATGAGCGCTTCCCTTGTGGTACTCTCAGCCGCCATTGCTACTCCCATCTCCTTCAGGAAATCATATCCCTGGGACATGGCAGTACCCTTTCTGCACTTACCAGATGGTCCTACGAGGACTACATACATATTGGGGTAGAATGGGATTGTACCCCACTGCATGACGCACTTCCTCCTGAGACATCCAGCTATTATTGATACACCTACCCACTTCTTATACAGTAATGGCGGCTCTGAGTTCTCCGTAAGTATAATGTAGGAGTCTAGCCAGTCCGGTAGAAGTCGATTCTGCATATATCTTTACCTTTCTTAGAGCCTTTACTCTCATCATATCAGATCCACCCTTTGTCTCCTTACACAAGGATATTCCCATTTCTAAGTCTATTGGTATGACAAAGGATGTATCTCGCCACACGACTGGTTTCTCGAGGCTATCCTTTAGGTGCATTATGCAGTCTGCTATTCTCTCCATACTATACTGCTTCACATTACATTGAAAGACCATACTATCATGCACCTGATTTAGGAGGTCTATTGGTGCAAATATTGACTGGTTATAGTATGCGTAGAGAATTCCATCTATATTCAGCTTATCACCAACTGTGCTCTGCGGTATCCAGGCATATGCTTCCTTGAATAGCTCATCGCCCCACCTGTCGAGGAACAGCCGCTTTCTACCATATGGGTTCTCAAGAGTTCTGCCCTTGCTCAGTTTATCCCTGACCCAGGCATGGTATGCCCTTATGCCTGGGTAAGCGAGGTGGAATCGGTCTACTATGAATTTCGCATCACTTTCTGGAATCTCAAGAATGAATGCGAACGACTTATATCCAAGGTCATAATTGAGGGAGTGATTGGACTTCTTCCCGAAGAATCGCTCGCTGTATTTACCTCCACCTATACTTGTCGACCCAGGCTCGTCGCTTACCTCTTCAGAAGGTTTGCCGAATATTAGGCCTGCTGTCTGCCTATGCATGTCTATACCACGTTCAAAGGCACTCTGCATAGCTGGCTCCGGTGCTATGTATGCCACTACCCTGTTCTCAGCCTGACTCAAGTCGATATTGAATATTACTGTGTCTTTGTCTGCTATCACGAACTGCTTGAATTCATTCGGAAGATTCTGTGTATTCGTGCCTACACCGAATATGTCCTCGCTTGATGAGAGTCGGCCAGTTGTCGTGCCTACAGGATTGAAGGCGCATCTTAGGCGATTGTCCTTATCGAGGGTTACGTCAAGATATGTTCCCTTCAATTTAGTCAGTCGCCTTATCTCAAGGAGGATTCCTGCCTCCTTATGACCCTTCCTTGAAAGTCTTTTCAAGGCATCTCCATCTACGGTTGGCGTGCCAGTTTTTCTGCTAATGTATGGTCGCTCCTTCTTCTGGTTATAGAAAAGGTCCTTTATTTGATGCGGACTGTTTGGATTTATGTCATATCCTACGAGGTTCCTGAGTTCTTTAGTCAAGGCGTCTATTCTCTCCCCAACAGACTCACTCTCGGCATCCAGACCATCTTTGTCCACCCTCATTCCTCTTGTATGCATATACACCAGCGGTTCGATCAGTGCAGTCTGGTTCGCAATCGTGAGGGTGTTGCCCTGCCTTTCTGCTTCTTCCTCTATTCGAGGCAGTGCCTCGAGGCATACGGCACTATCCTTTGCATTGTATGTCCAGAAGTCATGTTCACTCCCTCCCATCTTGAACCACTTCTTCCCATCGTCTTTATAGTATGGTTCCTTGGTGAATATGCTGGTTATGAAGTCGAGTCCCTTTGGGAAGTCTGGATATATAATACCCTGGCCGACCATTGTATCCTTGATAGGTCTTATTCGTATGCCGTATCTGCGGAATATGAACGTATAGTCGAATACACCATTCTGGAATACCTTCTCTATATTCTCATCCTCGAGGAGGCCTGCGATGTGGAGCCAGACTTGTATCTCTTGCTCTAGGGTGAAGTAGTCAGATGATCCCTTTATGAATGGGATACTCATGACGTTTGATGCACTTACGGCAAACGATATACAGGAGATTTCGGTACCAAGTACTTCTATATCAACAGCTACCCTCCTATGCTTGCGTGCGGAGAGGAGATACTCAATCACATCGAGGTATGAGGGTTCTATTGATATGTGCCTACTGGGAAGTCGAATATCTGGATACTTACTCTCCTCTTCTACTCGCCTCAGGTCTATTGCTATTATGTGAGTGTTTATATACTGGCGCATGGCGGATGCAGGGTGTGGGATTGGTATGACTTTTCTCCCCATATAGTCCTGCAGTATTGACCCACGCCACTTCATTATGCCTATCTTTCTACACAAGGCCCAAAGGGCCACCCCACCCACTGCGACTATTACGTTGCCGGAGAATGCTGCTATTTCCTCCCTCATGGCAGCCTCATATTCATCGTATCGAGGCGTGGTTATTGCCCTACCTCGGTCGAACCTTATAAAGTGAGATATGTCATTCCCAGGCGGCTGCTCCTTCACCACGTTTGTGATGTAGCACTCATGCCTACCGATGCCTACGTTGCCCAATAGTCTGAATAGCAGACTCCCAGAAGGCCCAATGAATGGCCTCCCCTGCTTTACCTCTTCAGAACCAGGGGCTTCTCCGACTAGGCATATCTTGACTGACGACACAAGGCCTTCGCCATAAACAGTAGGCTTACCCGTTACTACTATTGGCATTGTTCCCTCCTTCTGCGCTTGCCTCTTCTATGTGGGCCTTTAGAAGTATTGCATAGTGTATCACCTTATTCAAGTCTGTTATCTTCTCAGCATTACTTCTCTTCCCACACCTGAAGGCATACTTTATGATGTTGCAAATTGCGAAGTGCTCGAAGTATCCTCCTGCCTTATACAGGTCAATAGGTTCTACTCCTCCGGTCTTATAGTGATCACTTCCTGCTATCTTGGCGATATTCCAATCAGAAGGGCACATCATCATTTCCCCCTTTCTTCAGGGAAGAGTACATCCCAGGCTTTGAATCATGCACCTTCAGGACGAAGGACGACTTATACTCTTGTGTCAGGTCGAAGCCGAAGGCTTGCATGCCTATATTTGCCGCTGCCAGGATGGTATTGCCGCTACCGAGGAAGGGGACAAGAACGCGAGCGCCCTCCCAGCCGAATGTGCTAAGGACCTCTTGAATCAATTCGATAGGGCGCTCAGTTGGATGAGTTTTTGAAGTGCTGGGGATTGGCCTATACTGGAATACATTACTTCTTCCCTGCTTCACAATAGAAGGGTTCCCTTTTGTGCAATAGAAGAATGGCTCATATGCACTACCAAGGTGGATTGATGGATTCATCACTTGGAGATTACCATCTCCCTTATACCACATGCCGACGAGGCGTCTGGTGCGAAATCCTGCCTTTGTGATGATCTGGTATAGGGGTTCAATCCAAGGCTCAATAGCGAACCAGCATATTAGCCAGCTATTCTCCCCCATTACTCGATAGCATTCAGAGATGACTCTCGTCATGAAGGGGATATACTCATCGGACTGGATTTCATTATATTGTTGCGTGAGGGATATGTCTGTGTTTGTCTTTTTCTTGATTGCCCTGAGGTCAATTCCGTAGGGTGGGTCGAGTTCAACTAAGTCGATACTCTTGTCCGGCACTTCTCTTATGCCCTCAAAGAAGTCTCGCACAATGTAGCGGTTGCACAAGTCCATGCGGATTCTCTCTACTGGTGTAGCAGCAGCCTTTTCTGCAAGTCGCTTGGCGATTTCTTCTGAGACTATGTCAGTCTTCATCTTTTGAAGTATCTTCTCTGCGTCGTGCTTATTCTTTGCCTGCTTTAGGAAGGGAAACATCTCGATCGCTTCTGCTAAGGATATGTCCTTCTGCACATTCGTATGACTCTCTTGCAATAGCTCAGCAGTGTCGCGCTTGCTCCAGCCAGGTGCATCCGGCGATGTGCTCTTCTTCTCCCCATACATCGCGACATATAGGTTGTTAATTTCCTGCTTGAGTTTAAGGGCCTCTACCCAGTCGAGATCCTTCCTTGCGACATTCTCCATCAGTTCGATGGCGCGCATCTCCATTTCGTTTATAGTCTCTGGATATACCCTAACAGGGATCTGTGTAATGCCTGCTGTTTGGCACGCCTTATACCTACGGCCACCGGCGAGGAGGGTATACTGCGACTCCGATGTTCGCTTCACTGCAAGGGGCTGTATGATGCCTTCCTTCTTTATGCTCTCGGCTAATGTAGAGATGTCACCGTAGTCCTCTCGAAATCGGTCTCCGAAGGTTATTTGTCCTATGTCTACTATTGCCAGCTCAAGTCTATTATCCACGTTTAGCCTCCTATTTTCTTAAGTAATGCCGTGCGCATACTGGGTGTCATGCCTGCCAGTAGTGAGTCTATGTCTATATCGAGCTTCTTCTCCCTCTTGGCCGCCTGGTCTGCCTTCTTCACACTCTTCTTCCCAGGCGACTGCCTCCTCGAAGCACGAATATCCCTGAAGAGGGAGAATAATTCTTCGTCCGACATTTCAGATATGCTCTTCTTCAGGTCTGCTATCTCCATGTTTCCTCCTTTCTGCCTTGATCTCTACTGCCTTTATCACATCAAGGGTGCTGATTTTGCCTGTGAGGAGAAGTGCAATTGCCACTTCACCAAACTCCTCAATCAGGTTCAGCATGCCATCTACTAGGGTTCTTATGATGGCGTTCTGCAGTCCCCACGGTATGAGTTCCTGTAGGCGTTTCTGCTCCTTGGGTGATATATCTACGCAGAGTCTAGGGCGCGGGTTGCGTTCTTCATCACTATCCATATTCGTCCTCCACTTTGGAATAAATTATGCCAAAGGGTGGGAAAGCCCATCCCCTTGGCATAATATGTCTCTGCTTCTTCTACCTGAGCAGCTCGTTGATTAGGCACCAGTCACGAACTTCTTGACCCTGTTGCGCTGGCCGAACTCAGGATCATCCTCAATGTCGAGGATTGCCCAGCCAGTTTGGCCCTCCAAGATGTCCACATTCATGCCAGACGTCGCATCAACACCGAATGCTTTGAAGAAGGCGAGCAGTGCGAGTTTTCTCTTGTTCGCCTTCTTGATGTCATCGTTACTGGTTGGGAGCATCATGATGTGGTAGATGTCATCGGCCTCAGGCTCGTTCACGATCTCCATCTGCAGGTTGAGATAATCCCCTCCTGTATTCTTGCTCGTCTTGATTTCGGCGCGAAGAACTCGCAGATTGTACTCTCCAGGGGGCACTGCCTTGGGTTCGAAAGTGTCGTTGAAGTCTATGTCTAAAAAGCTCATTTGTTCCTCCTTGTGTTTTTTATTATATTCGTCTAATGGTTAATCACTTAAAGGCGCATCGCCTTCCCTTCTTATCCGTGTAGAACCACCCCCTTCCTATTTTTTCTACCACTGCTGGATACCCATGCTTCTTGTGCGTCCTTATGAAGAAAGACATATCCTCCCAAGATTCATGTGCATACGACAGTGGAAATTTTGGATCTCCTGCATTACTTACCATCACCAGGGGCAGTGCTACCCCAATCAGAAGTATCAAAGCCCGCCTTCCTGAGGAGAGCCTTGATGTCTGCTGCTTCATATGTGTCAAAGCGATTGTTTGCTCCCAGTCTTGTTCTTGCCTTATACAGACCTGTGTTTCTTGTAAGGAGTGTATATGAGATTCCACTGCTTGTCTCCTTTGTAGTGGCCATATATATCTCGTCGAAGAGGAGCGGGACGCGCACCTTCAGTTTGCCGACGAACAGAGGGCCAACGAACATCTTCCCAGTTGCCTCATCCTTGTCTGCATCATCATGACA